TTGAATGTTCACCTGTTCCAAATTCTTCATAGATTGCATTCCAATAATCTGAACCAATGTGAACTGCAAGTTCATCTTCATCAACCTTGTATTGATAAGAACCTGCTGTCTGTGATGTCTTTCTTCTGCTGTTTCTTTGTGCCTGTGACCTGATTTCACCACCAATTTCATGAAGAAAAGCAATTGCCTTATCTTTCAGTGCTGTTTTCACATTCACTGAATAACTATGGAATTCTACATTCTTAGACACCTAAACCACCCCCAACATAATGAAGCATGATTTCCAAGTGCTGATGCATCCCCACAGGGTCATCAATCATTAAGATGTGATACACCGATCCGTTAATGATCATTCTTGCATTCTCTGATGTGGCATCAATCTTATTTTCATCCTGTTGCGATTGAATTACACCTTCGTTCATGTTATATGGATTGAATTTCCATTTTGTCGATAGATTTCTGAATGACATGAAGTCGCAGATAAAGACGTGGGTAGACGACTGCACCTTTGTGCTATATTCGTTTATGCTGTTTTGTCCGCTTGAAAAGTCGAGCCATCCTATCAGCTCAACCGCATCCACCCATGCATGTTCCTTTTCCCCTATGCTATTTTTTGTTCCTTTATCCTTGATCTGAATCAGTGCAACTGTGTTTCCGCCAACCGATATCATCAGAACCTCGCCTTCATATAGGGCTTGAGAAAACCAAGAAGGGAAACAGGATATCCCATTACCTGGTTGTTTGAATCAATGTCATAGTATGTCACTGAATGCCTTGATATCGTTTCTGACTTTATTCCTACCTTGTCACGCATCTCAATCTCGTATTTCAGAAGGTTAATGATACCGACACGGATGTCCTGAGGATATACAACCTTCGTTACTACATTGAAGTCGACTGAATAAAGCTCCCTGTCGACCCTTATTGAAGATGCTCCTGTTTCCTTAATTGTATAAAGTCCGTCATTAACTTCGGATTCCGAGATCTGAACGGTATCACCCACCATAATAAATGGGTGATTGCCGAAGATCCTATCATTCAGGCTTCCGCCGGAAAATCTGATATTGCGGTTCTGAAAGTTGTTGTTTGTATATTTCCTGATTGCTAGTTCGAGCGCATCAAGCTTCATCTGAAGTGATTCCTTATCCTTTCCTTTGAATTCAGGCATGGACACAATATCATCAACTGATATAATCATCAGATTCACCGCCTTTCTTTACTTAAGCAGTAGGTGTGACTGCTGTTTTAAGAATAACAACCTTTGCTTCATTTGTAAGTGCAGGCATACCATACGCAGTGCATACAATTTCATCACCAACACCAATGTGTCTTTCATGTTCTACTAAATTACCATTTTTTAAGAAATAAGTAATTGCGGACATATCATCCTCTGTTTCTGCATCATTGTCTAATTTAATGATTGGATTGAAGTATGCAGGTGTGCTGACTGCTGTGACCATATCATTTTCTTTTACAAATGGAAGGGATTTCTGAACTTCTGCAATATTAGAAGAAGTTACCTTTGTAGAACCACCCATCTTATACCATGTATCAAACTTTGGTACTTTATTTGACACAACAACATCACATCCTGCAATCTTACCAATTGCACCGCTGGCCATAACCCCATCAGAATATTTGTTTTTATCAATGAAGTCAGGGTCTTTTCTTAACTGTGTCTTTTGTTTAGAATGGATAAGAATGACCTTCTTGCTGTCTTCTTCTTCACCAAATACATCAACACCTTCAACAATTGCGTTATAAGAAATTACACCTGCTGTTGCATCACAAATGTTTTTAGATTCAATAAGAACATTAACTCTGTCATTGTCTAATTTTTCAGAAATAGACATTGCAATCTGATTTGTTGCAGTTCCCATTGGATTTCCATAACCTGACATCTGTGCTTCATCAGTAAGCATTACACCTTTACCGATTTTCTTAACACCATACTGTGCTGTTGTGAATGCCATTTTTGTAGAATCAATTTTTTCACCTTCCTGAAGGTCTTTTGCTTCTCCAATATAACCCCATTTAGGAACAGTTATTGTTGAACCTGCCTGTCCACTTAAAGTGTTGTCAACTTTAATATAGCCTGACATAACAGCTTTCTTTTCAACTTTTGCGTTAATCATATCTGACACAACCTGTGGGTCAAACACATCACCATTTACTAATGTTGTAGTTTTACTTAAATCTGCCATAATTCTTTCACCTTTAACCTTTCTTAATCATTTACTAATGTTGTATATAATTCAGGATTTTCTTCTTTTAACTTCACTCTTGATGCATATCCCATCTTTTTGAAGTCTTCTTTTGTGACTGTTGGAAAATCTTCTTCATGCTTTCCAAGTTTCTTTTCTTCAATCTTTTTTGCAGAAGTTGATTCAAACTGACTTGGAAACTGTGTTTTCAGTCCTTTAAGCTTGTCATTAAGACCTTTGATCTGACCATCTTCACCAAGTTCAGGTTTCCAATCACTGTCATGATTCATTTTATAAATCAGATAATCAATGTCAGTTGCCTTTGCACCTGCTGAAAGAAGACCAATCTTCAATGCAGATTCTGTTTTTGCTTCAGCAAGTTCTTCCTGCTGTTTCTGAATAGTTGCTTCATACTCTGTGATTTTTGTCTGCACATCTTCCTGACCTTTAGTTGCTTTCTGAAGTTCTGCAATAAGTTTCTGACTTTCTGCATCCTTTGCAACCATAGCTTCATGATCAGTCTTTAATTTTCCATACCTTACATCAAGATTTTCTTCTGATGCAGTATAGATTTTGTTCTGTTTCATAGCATCAAGAATTCCTTTGACCTGTTCATCAGTCAAGTCCTGTGCTTTCAATAATTCCTGTAATGTCATTGTTTAGTCCTTCCTTTCACATTTACAATTTTTACAAGTTATGTCTTGGATGTGACTGTCAGTCACTGATGTTTTACATGGTCACCCATGGAATGACATGAACAGTTTTATGTCATATTCAGGACATAATAAAAACACCCTGTTTCCAAGGTGTTTAAATTACTGTGTTCTATCCATGAAGAAGTTCCTCCAATATGGATTTTCTTCATCAAAGATTTTCTTTTGTTCTGATGTCAATGCATGTGGGTAATCTCTGAACATATTGAATTCAGTCTTCTTATCAAAAGAAAAGATCCATTCACCTTTTACTTTGGGATTGTTTAACCACCATATCTTGTCATCAGGATTGTTCTTATACCATTTACTTGATTGTTCCATATTTTCCTTTCTTCTGTTCTGAATCAGATGTGTTGATGTAACCAAGCAAAGATTTGAAATCATCTGTTGAAAAATCACTGTCTTCCAAATCAAGCATGAAATCATAAGTGGAAGATGTACCATAATCAGATATTGAAGTGCATCCAAACCTGTCATGAAGTGTATTTTTAGGATTTCCATTGAAGTCTGTCCATCCACTATTATATGCTGACTGTAATTCCAAATATTGAAGTGTTCCATCTTCTGTTTTCCTTACAATAGAAGCATGTTTTCCAACACATAAATAATATTCTTTACCTGTTTCCACCTGTTTCAAAAGTCTATTTCCAACAGTTAATGAACATTTCCCATCTGCTTTCAAGGCTTTCATTCCATTTGCTTTTGACAAACTAAATAAATTATCTCCATTTGAAAAGAATTCCTGACTTTTGTTCCCCCTAAAATCAAGAACATCCCATCCTTGTTTCTGTCCAATGTAAGCAAGACCAACAGATGCACATGAACCTGACGTATTGTCACCACCTGCAAGAATCTTGATGATTTCTTCATCAGATAACTGCTTTGTGTGGTTTCTCACAGGGTTATATGCAACCTTCATTTCACTTAGTTTAGTCAATAATGCATCATAATGTGCATCTGTAGATTTAACAGGCACACTAAGAACATCTTTCAATTTCATTGTATCAGCATTCTTTGGAAGTTGTAAATACTTCTGTTTGAAATCTTCAAAGGACTGTTCTTTGTCCAATCCAAAGAATGATGCTCTGTCCTGAAGGGTTTTCAGTTCAGCTTCATCCAATGCCCATTTTGCTCTTTGAAGAAGCTGACATCTGCAATTGCAGACATTTCTTGCAGAACCACCAACTGATGGTGCTTTCATCTTTTCACCACCAACTTCAAAGAAGTCATCCCATTCCCTTATTTGTCCATCTGCTTCCTGATGCCATGGTCTTGTCTTCCTGTCCAAGGTTGCATCCCACTGCTTGACAATATCTGCACCATTCTTCTTTGCCTGATTTCCTGCGTCAAGGAAACCTTCCTGATTCACCCTGTGTCCTTCTGTCCTGACAATTCGCATTGCATCAGACATTGCTTTGTTGAATGGGGAATTCATCCCCTGTGCAATCTGATATGCAACTTCAGTCCAAGTCTTTTCAGAAGCAATTCCCCTTGTGATTTGCTGTCTGATGTTCCTTTTCAGTACTGACAGATTTTCAGGAAGTTCCCTGTTCTGATAATACCTTTTAGAAAGCTTGGAATCTGTCTTGACTGCCCTAATTACCTTTTTTGGATCAATAGGCATGACCACAGTACAACCTGTGCTCTTCTGCAAATCATACATCATTCCAATATATCCATTGGAATATGATGAATTAAGGAAGTCCTGTGTAGTCTTAAACTGTCCATTGTTAAGTTCATCAAGAACACCATCAATCTGTTTCAGGATTGTTTCCTGATATTTTTTCTGATAGATGATTGATTGTATGTTCTGCATGTCCTTTCTAGCATTCAAAGCAGAAATCTGTGCTTCCACATCTTTCCTTGCTTTTTCATACATTTTTTTGGTTTCTTTCAAAGCACGTTCTTCTTCTTTCAACTGTGCTTTTGTCATCTGTCTGATTGCATCATCCATTCAGTTCACCACCTTCAGAAGGGTCATCTGTTTCAGTCCCTTCCAAGATGGTCTGTGCTGTCTTGTTATCAGCATACACATCTTCATTAGGAAGTTTATCCTTGATATCTTCATAGTCAATATCAAGGATATCACAAATGTTCTGAATGATTGTTTCATCATCAAGAACATTCTGAAGTGACAGTATTGTATTGATCTGCGTCTGCTGTTTCTGTGCATCAGTCAATTCAATCTGTGCATTGTCCTGTGCATTGGTCATGACTTCCCTTTTGAAATCAAACCAAACATCTGCAACCTGATAATCAGTACCGTCAATTCTGTTGATTTCATCAATGACTACCTTCAATATTTTCTTCAAGAACTGTTTCAGCCTGATTTCAAGTTTGTTGCATTTCAGGTCAAGAAGTGCATATCTTGATTTGATAACAACATTGGTCACATTGCCATCACCAAGCTGGGCAGAATTAAATCCCATTCCAAAACGATAAATGTTCTTTTCATCTTCCTGCATCTTTGCCTGTCTTGCCTGATATGGAATATCTATTGTGTGGACTTCAACACCACCATCAGAATCAACACCAATCATCTTCTTGGTCTTCAGGTTCTGCTGAAGTTCATCAAGATTGTCACCTTGAAATCCCTTCACAACATGCAATGGATAATCAAAATCAGCAAGGTTATTTGATAAACCACATGACATGATGTCATAGTCATCAATTAAATTTTTGATTGGTTTCAGTCCTGACCACTGCTTTTTATTATTGTCCAATCTGAAGAATGGAATAAAACCAAAGTTTTCATAGTAGATGGAATCATCACCATCTTTTTTATAGATCACATGCGGTCTTGGATTGATTGGTTCTGATTCATCAAAAATCAACTTTCCATCTTCTTCCTGAACATAGAATGTTGTTTGATTCTCATCCCAAACCTGAATACGCTTGATGACCTTGTTTTCCTTTGTTAGCTTGTCCACATACCAATAAATGACATAGGCACAGCCATCATCTGTGTCTTTTTCCCTGATTTCCACCACACCAAGAGAATCTGCACATTCAAAGGACAGTTTCCCATCTTTATTCATGTAAGCGTACATATATTCAAATCCTTTTGCCATTGTTCCTGTCAGAACATCATTCAATTCACAGATGAAGTCATCATCAAAGTATTCATCCAATCTTGTCTGAAGTTCAGGAATATCAGAATGAACGATTCCATTTTCACCTGATAGCATGTACTGCACTGCTTGATCAACCAATTCAGTGAAGAATGGATGTGAAATCTTGACATTGCTTCTTGTTGTGTCTTCAACCAATTTTCCATCAGCATTAAAATAAAACATCCTGTAATGCATGATGTCATGTTCAGCTTCATAGTATTTTTGACCAATTGAAGCAAGATGTTTCTTAGTTGAAACCTTGTCTTCCTGAATAAACTTCAGAATTTCATCTTCCTTTAACATATTTCTTCACCATCCTTTCTAATACAACCAAGCATTTCCAATGATGTCATCTTCCAACCCATAACGCATTGCATCCATTAAGTGGTTGAAATCATCAATTGGTCTGTTCAGTTTGTTTCCAAATTTATCTTTATCCCAAGTGTAGTTGCTAATCTCTGTCAGGAAGTTCACACACCTTGGATGGACAATGATTTCAAGATCCTGAATCCACTGTATTCCATTGTTGATGCTGTCTTTTCCTTTCTTTGCCCCCTTGATTCTTAGTCCAAGGGATTTCAATTCATCAATGGACTTTGGTTCAGCAGAATCACCTGTGAATTTTTCTTTTCCATATCCCATTGATGATAGTTCTTCATATATCTTCTTGTTTGACAAACCTGTTTTATAAAGCTCATCCCACACATACAGTTTCTTGTTTTCCAAATCAAGAAACATGATTGGTGCTGCTGAAGGATCATTTGTATAACCAAAGTCAAGTCCACATCTTGTTTTGCAGTTCCTTACATCATCAAGTGTGAATGCCTGTTCTTTCCAATTCTCATACACAGGACCATCAACAATACCCCAATTCCCTAATCCTGCAACTGCATATCTTCTTGGATTGTTCTTTTTCATTCTTTCAAACACACGCAAGTCTGCTTTGTCCAACCATTCGTTGCATAAATAGTTTGTTGTCAGTGCAAGTGTGTCATGGTCAGGATTGTCAAAGAATCTTCCCTTCAACCAATGGTGTTCATTCCATGGATTGAATGTCAGTGTTATCTGCTTCCATAGTCCATCAGGACATTCACCTCTGATGGACTCATCCAACATATCAAAATCAGCTTCAGACATGATTTCATATGCTTCTTCAATCCACATCCAACACAGGCATCCTTTGTCAACTGCAATAGATGTGACTTTCAAAGGATCATCCAATCCCCTGAAATATATCTTCTGATCTGTTGGAAGATATGTTGCTTCCAAAGGTGACAATGTGAACTGCCATAAATGGTCAACACCAAATCTGTGACATGCCCATTTCAAATCAGCATAACAAGAATCTTTCAAGGTTCTGAAAGTTTTTCTGATGACCAACAGATTTGATTCAGGATATTTCATCAGGTTGTAAATGTACCAAAGTGCTGTTGTCTTGGATTTCTTGGAAGCACGACTTCCTTTTACAACTCTGTATCTTCCTTTGAAGTTCCAAAACTTCTTATATCCTTTTCCAATGATCTTAGGCAGATAATAATATTTCTTATTCAAATTTATTACCTTCCCTTAACCTGAAACATCCATGTTCCTTGCATTTATGTACATCCATCAATCCCTGTGTCAATACACCATGATAATGTGTGCAGTAAGC